CCGAGATTATTCTTAAGAATCTATTCTTATCAATAAGCTTTGTGGCTTAGTCTGATAAGTCCATCCTTCGAAAGAACAAGTTCTCTTTTAAGGGTGACTTAGTTTATACCTGGGAACCTAAGTTAGGTCCCGTAAGGAATAACCAAGTAGGAGCCGTGGCATGAGGGCCCGCCGGTAAAAGGCGAACCTCCCATGGACTGGAACCAAAAACTACCGTAGAGGTGATTAGTCACCACCTCTATTGAGGAGTGCAATCCCAGGTGAAATACCTGGCATAGCCCTCTTAAGGTAGGAGTTGATTCTGGGTCCAACCAATCTAATTTATACTAAACATGAAATCCATAAAATTTATTTTGAATTTCAGACTTAAATATAAATTGGAGGCTTCTATACTTCCAGTAGACCATGTGAAAACATGATCTAGGTTAGTTTCGGTCCTTCCTAAGATTATTTATCTTAGTATGGATCGAACTGGTCGTATCCGGGATAGACTAGTAATTGCGAACAACTTTATACAATTTTTAAGAAAATTGTATAAGAATCACGGGTCAACATTCACTGTAAAGTGATTGAAGGCCTGTGCTGTTGCTTTGCAAAAATGACTCGGTGATGATCGGGTTTCAACTCTTCGTGAGTTGGAGCCTAATCTACCGCTCCCTAGGGTCATTAATGGTTGTCCCTCGATTATTAATCGAGGAGATCGCCAATTAATGAAACAGGGAAACATCCATATTATCCGTTTCTGACATAGCTTGTTTTCACTTTATCGGGTTCTTTCGATCCCGGGGAAGTTAAAACTAGAGACTATCACATCCCCCTTTACGGGGAATGAGGCAGTCTTAGCTTCTTTGATTACCTCTGCGTTAAAAACGCCTTGAGGTCCAAAGTTGCGAGCTATAGCAGATAATCATAACCTGGCCCCTACTACCTTTCATTTTAGTGGTAAGGCGAGTCCTAGTAACGTTAATTCGTCACGAGGCTTGCTCTCAGATATATATTTATTATTATCTGACCCACGAGGTGATAAGGTATACTCAAATATTTTAAGTTATTTGAATGTAGTAGGTACTGTCTGGAACACTCTTCAATTTTTGACACGTCTTGATGACGCTCGTCAAATAATTGAAGATCTTCCTGAAGAGTCTTTACCCTTCAAGAAGTCTATGGAGTGTCCATTCGGTCAGTTTGCGATTAAAGAGGAGGCTGCTGGAAAGATAAGGGTTTTCGCCCTTGTCGATTCCATAACTCAAAGTGTAATGAAACCATTACATCTTGGGTTATTCAAGATTTTGAAACAGCTTCCTAATGACGGAACGTTTGATCAGGATGCGTCTGTAACTAGATGCACCGTCAAAGCCAAAGCAGCAAATCAAGCTTTTAGTTTTGATTTGTCTGCTGCTACGGATCGGTTGCCAGTATCGTTAACAGGGGCCATAATTGAGTCCCTGTTTAAGATACCCGGCTTGGCGGACGCTTGGCGTAAAGTGATGGTTGAACGAGATTTCTCATTCACTCATCACGTAAAAGACAAATTTGATGAATTAAAAACTCATTCAAATGTTTTTAATTACGCCGTGGGTCAACCAATGGGGTGTCTTTCTTCTTGAGCGGGTCTTGCTATAACTCATCATTGAATTATGCAATACTGCTCTTTCCTCTTGGATCCTGATAATAGTATATTCTCAGGTCCCAAAGGAAAGTGAGAAGAGCGATATGAGGTCCTTGGAGATGACATAGTCATCTTTCATGCACCCTTAGCCAAAATCTACCTGGATGTGATGAAGGGATTAGGTTTAGAGATTAATTTATCTAAATCTATTTCTTCTCCATCACGTCCAGTGTTTGAGTTTGCTAAGAGAACGGTCTTTGGGGATGATCTGGTGAGTGGGATTACCTACTCCCAGATAAATTCATGTACCTCATTGTCTTCACGAGTAAACTCTGTTTACAAGTGAATCCAATTGGGATACTTGAATAATCTTGAGACTATAACCACCGCCTTGAATAACTTCAAGACAGGTTTTAGTTTCAAGGATTTCTCCTTGATGGTATCTAGCTTTAGTATACTAGGTCTATGTAAAAACATAGAGCATAGTTTAATAATGAAGAGTCTCGTAAACCCCCGAAAGGGTTGTTTGTGAGACATGGATACTGAAAACTTTTCAGTGCCCACTCGTTCATTATTGACTAAGGCTAGAGATCTGATCCACGGAGTGGATGTTGATTTATTGCTTCCTGGGGACGAGGCTCGTCAAGAGTGATTTGATGAATCCGAGCAACTAGTAGTTGCTGGGGTTCTTCAAGACGCCCTTTATAAGATCCGTATGTTATCTGAGAAATACTCAGGTTACACCGAGTCTTGAGCCAAGTCCCTAGTAGTCTCAGGTTTCAAAGATGAAATCCTTCTTGCATCCATTACTGGATGATTGGAGGATGCTATTATCGATAATCGTAATAGTAAAATCATTGATCCTTTTGAGATAGAAGATAAAGTAGAGAATACTCTAGTTTATCATGCTAAGACTCAAAAGACAACCTTAGACGAAGCGTATAAATTGCTCCATGAGGTAGAGATGCTTGAGTATGCTTATAAACAGCCTACTAAAACGTCTCATCCGACTGTCAATACTATGGCGACTCCATATCTTCGTGATATGAGTCGACCTTTCTTTATGAAAGGACCACAGTACTGAACTGTAGCCGGTCAATACAAAGTCTTACCCGGGGGATGAGAATCCCTTAGTCTCCAATACTCTTTGAGTTTGAAGACCATGGGGGTCATTGTATTCTTGACCTTCATGGCTGAC